CACCCCTTTTGGTTCTCATAAATATATACATTATCCTCCCTCCACACCGGAGGGGGGTAGAACAAAGCATTAGCAATCGCTAATGGAGGTCAGATGTCCACACCGCAAACAGCCCACCCCAATATATCTCGGGAGGACTTGCTACGTGCTATAGAGATAGCCAAGGAGTTAGAACGCCGACAGGTCGAAAACAAGCTGGCCTACTATAAGGCGTACCCATTTCAGTCGAGATTCCACGCAACTGGACTCGATGCGTCCCAAAGACTGTTAATGGCCGCGAATCGGGTGGGAAAATCTTTTACTGGGGCAATGGAACTGGCAATGCACCTGACGGGTCTCTATCCAGAGGACTGGAACGGACGTAGGTTCATCCGTAAACCTATACTGGCATGGGCTTGTGGGGCATCCACAGAGACAACAAGGGATATTGTGCAGAGCGAGTTGGTTGGGGAGTCATCGGACCCGGCGGCCTGGGGGACTGGAAGCATCCCCAAGCACCTGATTGTGGACTCAACAAGGAAGCCCGGTGTCCCTAACGCCAAAAACTCAGTGACAGTGAAACACTCCTCTGGAGGCATTTCGCGGTTGGTTTTCAAGTCCTACGAGATGGGGGCTGAGAAGTTCATGGGTAAGAGTGTGGACATCATCTGGCTGGATGAGGAACCGCCCCAATCGATCTATACCCAGTGCGTAACGCGAACCACGAACACACATGGGATGGTCTACCTGACCTTCACCCCGGAGGCGGGGATGACTGATGTAGTGGCGCAATTTACCAACGATCTCAGGCGAGGCCAGAGTCTGACGACTGCTTCCTGGGACGATGCTCCCCATCTGGATGAGGATGCAAAAACACAGATTCTAGCCGCTCTCCCAGAATGGGAGAGGGATATGCGAAGCAAAGGTATCCCATTGCTTGGTAGTGGTCTTGTCTACCCAGTGCCGGAAGAGGATATAAGTGTTGAACCGTTCCCGATCCCAGATCACTGGCCCAAGATTTGTGGACTGGACTTCGGATGGGACCACCCTTCCGCTGCGGTATGGGTCGCATGGGACAGGGATGAGGATGTTGTCTACGTCTACGACAGTTACCGGGCATCCCACAGAACCCCAGAGGAACATGCTGCTGAGATTAACCGCAGGGCGAACGTCCCTGTGGTGTGGCCTCACGACGGAAACCGACGTGATGGGATGGGAGGGCCAACTCTTCGAGACCAGTTTGCCAAGTGTGGAGTGAATATGCTGCTGGAACACTTCAGGAACCCGCTGGCAGTGGGAGAGAAGAAGGGGAGCAATAGCGTTGAGGCGGGGATTATGGATGTACTGGACCGGATGAAGAGTGGTCGGTTCAAGATATTCCGAACGCTGAACGAGGTGTGGGAGGAATTCCGCATGTACCACAGGAAAGAGGGTAAACGGATCGAGAAGCATGACGACCTGATGGACGCGATGCGTTACGCGGCACTGTCATTGGAGAGGGGAGAGTGTGTGGGTGAGGACAACAGATGGAGTAGTGACATCAAGTACGAGTCGCTAGGGATTATATGAGTATAGCGTTAGAGCAGAGGATCAGGGAGTTGGAGGGACGTATGCAACGTCTGGAGGAGTTGGCGAGAGCCGTTTCCGAGAAACCTAAGAGAAAATCGAATGGATCAAAACGAATTAAAAGCGATAGTTGAAGCCGAGATACACGACTCTCTAGGCTACCTGTCTGGAGACCTGACGGATCAACGTCGTAAGAGCCTGGAGTATTACTACGGGGAGCCTTACGGCAATGAGGTAGAGGGTAGGTCGTCTGCTGTATCGACTGATACGCAGGACACTATCGAGTGGATCATGCCGAGTTTGATGAAGGTGTTTACTTCAGGGGATGAGGTTGTGAAGTTCCACCCACAAGGGCCGGAGGATGTGGCGGCTGCTGCTCAGGCGACTGACTATGTGAACTATATATTTAATCGTGACAACAACGGGTTTTCTGTGTTGCACGATATGTTTAAGGATGCCTTGATCCAGAAAACCGGGGTGGTGAAGCACTACTGGGACGATACGACTACCGTGGAGCGGGAGGAGTATTTTGGGTTGGGGGAGGATGAGTACACGGCCCTGTTGATGGATGAGGACGTGGAGATCGTCGAACACACCGAGCTGGTGGAGGAGATGGACGGTGAGATGGCGGGCATGATGCCCCCTGCTGTCAGCCATGACGTGGTGCTGAAGCGTACTCACCCAGACGGTAGGGTGCGGATCGAGCCTGTACCCCCAGAGGAGTTCCTGATTAACCGCAGGGCGAGAAGTCTTGAGGATGCGGACTTCGTGGCGCACCGAGTCAAGAGGACTGTCAGTGAGCTGAAGCAGATGGGGTACAAGGACCTGGAGAACGTTACAGGGGATGCCGGGCAGGAGTGGAACGAGGAGTCGGTTGCAAGGTACGACTACGAGGACAACAGGTTCGGGGATAGTGACAGCAACGACAAGTCGATGCGGGCGATCTGGTTGTATGAGTGTTATCTGAAGGTTGATTGTGATGGGGATGAGGTAGCGGAGCTCCGCAAGGTGACAGTGGCCGGTAACAAGGTGCTGGACAACGAGGAGATCGATGAGATTCCGTTCAGTGCTATCACCCCGATCCGTATGCCTCACAAGTTCCACGGCATGAGTGTCGCTGACCTGGTGATGGACTTGCAGTTGATTAAGTCCACACTGCTACGGAACCTGCTGGACAACATGTACCTGACCAATAACGGACGTTATACCGTACTGGAGGGTCAGGCCAATCTGGATGATCTGCTGACCAGTAGGCCGGGCGGGATTGTTAGAGTGAAGTCCCCTACGGCGGTGGCACCGTTGAGCAATCCACAGATGAGCCCCCATGTGTTTCAGATGTTGGACTACATCGACAACATCCGTGAGGAGAGGAGTGGGGTCAGTAAGAATCAACAGGGGTTGGGGGAGGGGGCGTTGAAGTCCCATCAGACTGCCAGCGGTGTTAGTCAGGTGATGAGTGCGTCACAGCAAAGGATTGAGATGATTGCGCGGGTGTTCGCGGAAACTGGTATCAAACACATGTTCCAAAGCATTTACGGACTGGTGCAGAGGCATCAGATCAAGGAGCGAGTGGTTGAGCTAAGGAATAGCTGGGTTCCTGTGAACCCGAGTGATTGGAAGGAGAAGCTGGATCTGACAGTGAGTGTCGGGTTGGGTTACGGCAACAAGGATCAGAATCTGATGCACCTGACGCAGATAGCGCAGATGACTCAGATGATTGCAGCCAACGGTGGTGCCGGTACGCTGGTTCAGCCCAAGAACGTCTACAACCTGATGTGTGAGATTCTGAAGAATTCAGGGTTTAAGAATGTTGATGACTTCATCACCCGACCACCTGAAGGTCCGATGCCTGACATGCCTGATCCTGAGGAACAGGCCAAGCAGATGGAGGCCCAGTTGAAGGTGGCAGAACTTCAGCAGAAGCAGAAGGAGGCGGAGATTGATGCCCAGATCAAGGAGCAGGAGCTGGTGCTGAAGAAGGAAGAGGCCCAGATCGATATGCAGATCAAGGCTGAAGAGTTGCGGATCAAACGGGCTGAACTGAACCTGAAGCAACAGGAGTTGACGCTGGAAGCAGTGCAGCAGAGGCCCGTAGCAATTGGATAAGAGTAAAGAGATTAGTCGGGGAAATGCAGCTAAACGCATTTTAGAGGATGAGTTGTACGTTGAGGCGTTTGCCACTGTGCGTGAGGCGCTGATCCAGAGGATGGTAGATACCGATCCAATGGAGACTGATGAGGTGATGAAGGCCCATCTGCTGATTAGCAGTCTGGACTTGATTGACGGATACATCAGAAGCGTAATGCACACAGGTCAGATGGCTGAGATGGACAACTAGACCGAACGCGGCCCCTGGGGGAAACCCGACCTCCTCATCCTTTGGGGTGCCGCACCAGATCAGACCAACCTCCAATTCCGGGGGAGTCTTTTAACTAAACGAGAGAGGTAATTAGATATGGCAGAAGCTACAGCGACCAACCCTGCAGAGGGAGTCACGGACGTAGATTCAGCGAGTGATGCAATCCTTGGATTGATGGAGTCGAACGACCAACCAGAGACCGAGATTGACGATGCTCCAGTGGAGCATGAGGCAGAGATGGAAGCGGACTCCTTTGAAGAGGAAGAAGTAGAGATCGAAGCCGAGTCTGATGCTGAAGTTGAAGCGCAAGCGGAGACTGAGGAAGTTGAGATAGAAGAAGAGGAAGTTGAAGAGGAACCTGTATACCGCGTCAAAGTAGATGGCGAGGAAGTAGAGGTCAACCTTGACGAACTCCAATCCGGCTATCAGCGACAATCGGACTATACAAAAAAATCTCAAGCCCTAAGCGAACAACGCAAGCAGTTCGAGACCGAACAGCATGCGATTCAGGCAGAGCGAGCGCAGTACGCACAGGCCCTTGAATACTTCAGCCAGCAGACTAACTCGGAAATGGCCAAGTACGAGCAGTTGAATTGGCAGGAACTCAAGGAGAGCGACCCGTATGAGTACATGATGCGACGGGAAGAGTACCGGGACTTACAGGACAAGCAGAAAGCATCCAGTGAGGCCCAAGTGATGATGCAACGTCAGCAGCAAGCTGGGTATCAACAGCAGATGCGTGAGACGTTAGACCGTGAAGGCAAGCTACTGGCAGAGGCATTACCTGAGTTTGTGAGCCCCGACTCCAGCGTGAAGCAGGATGTCAGGAAGTACGCATTGGCTCAAGGTTATACCGAGCAGGAGATTTCCAATCTGGTAGACCACCGTTCCGTGTTGACGCTACACAAAGCTATGCAGTTTGATCGACTTCAGAAAGCCAAGAAAACGGTTGTGAAGAAGAAGGTAAAGCACGTCCCTAAAGTACAGAAACCTGGAGCAGCACAGACCAAACAGGATGTCGCGTCCGAGGCGCGTAGCGCCAAAGCCCAAAGGTTGCGGAAGAGTGGCAAGATTGATGATGCCGCCTCCGCTATATTCGATATGCTTTAATTTAAGGAGAAAGCAAAATGGCACAGCCAACTAATACTTTTGACGCATATGATAGCGTCGGTAACAGAGAGGACCTTTCGGACCTCATTTTTTCAATTAGCCCGACGGAGACCCCGTTCCTGTCCGCTTGTGGCAAGACCAAGGCTTCCAACACTTACCATGAATAAATAACACTGTTCATGTAAAATTTGGCTATATGACTGGAAACTCCTTAGAACTTCATACCCCACAGAGGAAAAGAGATGAAGATTGGACAATCAGCAGGAAAGAGTTACGCATACCTTCTCGGTGTGTATTTAGGTGATGGCTGTGTAACAACGCAGCTTAGTACAAATTCAGGGAAAGAGGTAAAACGCTACCTTGTATTTCGACTAAATACCATTGACGAGGATTTTGCAGAAGCAACCAAATTGGCATTATTGGAGTTTACCGACAGGCCAATTGGTATTCATAAACACGAAGTAAGTAAAAGCAGCAGACCGAACTACGCCTTACGGTGTGGCGATCCTGAAATCTGTAAACATTTGGTTGATGTTACTGAGGATAAGACCAAAATCCCCAGTTTCGTCTCTGATTGGAGTAGAGAGGATAAGATCGCTTTCATTGTTGGGCTGATGGACAGTGAAGGGTTTGTCGCAGCTAACAAGAACCCCACCAATAGGAAATACTACATGGGCTTTAAGTCCTGTGATGTGTGGGTTCCTGACTTCGTGAAGATCATTGAGGGCGTAGGCTTGAAGATTGGGAAAGTCTCTCAGGAGAAACCCCGCAAGTCCTGGTATAAAACTCCTACACGATTTCACATCAAGATGCAGTCCTGGGTGGATAGTGGAGCGAGGTTTCATATCAGCCGTAAACAAGATCGAGTAGACGAATGGGCTTCTGCTGGCGCATATACAAAACGCGCCAAAAATCCGCGTAGGCTATCCCCAGAGACTAATATGCCAAACACCCAGACAGGGTGAAGATAGAGTCCGATCTTGCGGGAGACCGTAAGAGGGATCGAAGTGAAGTAGATCCCCGCCTCGAAAGAGGTCAGTAGGTTTGAGTCAACCGAAAGTAACAGTTTGGGCAGACCGACTCCCTTGCAGCAGTTGCTGACAACAAGGTGATTGAGGGTGATGAGGCTACACTAGACTCAACTGCGGCTACTAGCCGTCGCGGTAACTACACTCAGATTTCTGACAAGACTGTTGTTCTGTCAGGCACTCTTGAGGCAGTCAACCGTGCAGGTCGTAAGCGTGAGATGAGCTACCAGGTAGCCAAGCGTGGTCAGGAGCTGAAGCGCGATATGGAGAACGCACTGGTCGGTCTCAATAACGCCCGTGTAACTGGTGACGCTACCACCGCCCGTGAGCTTGCTTCCGTACAGTCGTGGATTGCTACCAACACCTCTGCTGGAACCAATGGTGCAGATCCAACAGGTGACGGTACTGACGCACGTACTGACGGTACCCAACGTGCTGTTACCGAGGCCCTGCTGACAGGTGTTCTCGACAGCATCTGGACCGCTGGTGGCAACCCAGACACTATGTACTGCGGTACTCATGTGAAGGGTGTTATCAACGACTTCACTGGCCGTGCTTCCACTAACTATCAGTTGGTCAACGATGGCAAGTCTATCCAGAACGCGGTAGACGTGTACATCTCTGACTACGGTAACGTGAAGGTGGTTCCTAACCGCTTCTCCCGTAGCCGTGATCTGCTGATCGTACAGTCTGATATGTGGAAGATCGCTACTCTGCGTCCAGTACAGACTAAAGAGCTGTCACGCACTGGTGACTCTGAGAAACGTCAGATCATCACTGAGTACACTCTGGAAGCGTGTAATGAGGCTGCAAGTGGTATCGTAGCTGACCTCTCTACTTCCTAAGTAAGTAGTTGAGAAACAGCCCTGCTCCTTAACGGGGGTAGGGCTTTTTTATAGGTGAATGAAATGACAGAAGTACAAACCAAACTCCACTATGACGAGACTAACGACAAGTTGGTTGTTGAACGTGAACAGAATGTCGAGGACATCCTGGAACACAACAAACGTAAGTTTAATGCTTACGGAGATCGTCTAACCACACATGGAGAGACGTTTCACCACGCTGCATCCATCCCCAACATCGTGATCGAACGATGGATTAAAGAGTACGGTTTCAACCCACTGGATCGTGGGCATGAGGACCTACTAAAAAGATTACTAAACGACAGGGACAACCGTTTCCTGCGTACCTCACCACTAAAGGTGTAAGACGATGGCATTAACAACATACGCTGGGCTAAAGACCGCGATAGCCAACTGGCTGGATCGCTCTGATCTTACGTCCTATCTGGACGACTTCATTGATCTGGCAGAGGCCAGGATAGGGCGTGAATTGCGTATCCGACAGATGGAGACCCAAGGGACTGAAACTCTAGTTAGTAGTACCCGTGAGTACAGTTTACCCTCTGACTATCTTCAGATGCGTAACATGCAACTGAACACCTCCCCAATCACCTCATTGGAGTATATATCTCCTGAGATGATGGACAGGTTGTGGGCGGGCAGTACAACGGGAGTACCACTGGCGTACACAATTATTCGTGACAAGATTCAACTAGGTCCCGCGCCTGACTCCGCGTATACGTTGGAGTATACCTACTTTGCAAAGCCCGGTGCTTTGTCTGATACTGAGAATGGGCTACTCAGCACCATTCCTGATATATACCTATATGCCTCACTTCTTGAGGCAGAACCCTTTGTGCAGAACGATGAACGCATTGCGTTGTGGATGAACGCCTATAAAGAGGCTGTTCGGTCTGCTCAAGAGTCTAACGACAAGGACCGTCACTCCGGTTCTAGTCTCCGTGTAATGAACGAAACAGGATCACCCTAATGGCACTTGAAGATTTAACTGGAAGCACTAAATACATATCTGATCTGGTTGTAACTAACCCTTTGGGGTCCGATTCCAAGGCTACTGCGGATGACCATATACGTGGTATTAAAAATGTATTGGCTAACACATTCCCCAGTGTGGACGGGGCAGTTACGTCTACTGATGATGAACTGAATCTTCTTGACGGGGTTACAGCGACTACTGCTGAGTTAAATATCCTAGACGGTGTTACAAGTACAGCAGCAGAGCTAAACATCCTAGATGGAGTAACCTCAACCACTACTGAACTCAATCTTCTTGACGGCATTACTGCGATCAAGGATGAGGACGACATGGCATCTGACAGTGCAACATCACTGGCTACCCAACAGTCTATTAAAGCCTACGTGGATGCTCAGATACTGACTGAGGACACACTGGCTGAACTGAACGACACCTCACTCACCACCCCGGCTGACAGCCACTTCCTTGT